ACTATCTCTATTTAGAAAGGAGCTTAAATCTTTAGAGATATGACCTACACAGAGGATTTGATAAGACTATACCAAGCAAGGATAGAATCAATGGCAAGTAGGATAGAAGAATTAGAAGCATTACTAGAAATTAATCAAAAACAATTAGAAAATGAAAACAGGTAAGATTACTAACATAGAGCCTAATGGTACTTTTGAGAGTTATGGTAGCATACTCACTAGAAACAAGGTTACGTTAGCGACAGGCGAGACATTCACGTTTAACTCTAAAGGAGACTTTAAAAAGAACGTAGGAGATGAGATAGAGTTTGAGGTAGTAAATGCTCAGTATGGTAATGCCAAGCTGATATACAACCCTAACAGACCTCAACAACAATCAGCACCAGTTAAAAAGACTGATGATGTACAGAAGTTTATTATTAGACAGTCAAGTGTTGCTAGTGCAGTAAACTTTTACAAAGACAAACCATCATCAGAGGATGAGGTATTAGATTTCGCAGAAAGAATAGTAAATTATATATACAGTTAGTTATGAGTTTTAAAGTAAACGGAAAAATAGACAAGATTTCAGAAATCAAAATCCACGACAATGGAGCTAAGTCATTAGACTTTATCTTAAAGACAGAGGAGCAGTACAACAATCTGTACGTTTTTAATATGTACAAGAGTGCTAACTATGCTGACTCAGTAGATAAGTTTGTACAATACAACAAAGTAGGAGACTTAGTAGCAGTAGAGTTCAACGTAAATTCAAGAGAGTGGCAAGGTAAGTACTTTACTAACCTAACATCTTGGAGAGTAGATAAATTAGATTCTTTACCTAAACAAGAGGCAGTAACTGCTGAGGCATTTGCTCCTGATAGAGAGGATTTACCTTTCTAGAAACTAATGGGGGTAGGGTAACTTATCCCCTTTTTTATTACCTTAGACAAAAAATAACAGACAGATGCTTATAAATTTTGAAGAACAAATAGGAAAACTAAGGAATGTTAGGTCAGGAAAGATTAAGGAGGGTTACAGATTAGACATCCCACAGATAGACCAACACTTTAGATTAAAGAAAGGGAACTTTAACGTAATACTAGGACACGCTAACGTAGGTAAGACTACTGTGATAATGTACCTGATGTTATTGTACTCTAGAAAACACAGTATAAGATGGCTAGTATTTAGTGCAGAGAATGAACCTTATGCACTTATAAGAAAACTGGTAGAGTTTATAGAAGCAAAGCCAATTAATAAAATAGAGGATGAGATTTTTGATAAGAGAGTATCTTGGATTAATGAACATTTTAAGTTTATAGAACCTAATGACCTATACACCTACAAACAAGTGCTAGAATTAGCTCAACACGTTAAGAACGCTTGGCACTATGATGGACTGCTTATAGATCCTTACAACTCTCTTATAAAAGATAAGAATGTATTAAAGGGTTTGAGTGGACACGAGTACGATTACCAAGCAACAAGCGAGATGAGAATATTCTGCAAGACTAATAACATAACAATATGGCTTAATACTCACGCAGCTACTGAGGCTTTAAGAAAAAAGCACGGAACTAATCACGAGTACGCAGAGCATCCTATTCCACCTATGGCTAGTGATGTAGAAGGAGGAGGAAAGTTTGTGAATAGAGCTGATGATTTTATAGTGATTCACAGATATATACAACACCCTAGAGACTGGATGTATTCACTTATTCACGTTAGGAAAGTAAAAGATATAGATACAGGAGGTAGACCAACAAGTCTAGACGAACCAATAAGATTAAAAAGTATTATGAATAATGTAGGCTTTGAGATAAACCACAGAAATATAATAGAACCACATAATCCTAAACAAGCAGAAGTACCTTTTTAATTATGACAATAGATTTCGGAAACACAGGAGTTAATTTACAGATTATACCTATCTATGGACTATCAGCAGGCATTTTATATTATAACCCTAATTTAGAGCCTGACATAGAGGAAGTACACGAGGATGATTTTTATCATCAGCTTACTATTATGTGCCTACTATTTGGCTTGCACATAACTGTATGGAAGTACTAGAGATAATTTTTAAAAAGCACCAAGACTGGTGTGATATAGTAGAATCCTTTGGAGTCAATCCTGACACCGCTGAGGATATAGTGATGGAGATGTACATTAAGATAGATAGACTTGTTAAAACAGGAACTGATATAATGTACAATGAGCAGGAGGTTAATTACTACTATGTCTACAGAACCCTACAAACTCTATTCCTAGATCTTAAAAGAAAAGAGGCTAAGGTAGAGGTACTAGGATTAGAAGAAATCACAAAAGAGCTACACCAAGACTTACATATAGACTACCAAGTATTGTATGATAAGCTCAATAAAGAAATGGAATCTTTATACTGGTATGACAGAAAGGTATTTGAGATAATAGATTCAGGAGAGAGTTTCCAATCTTTAAGCGACAAAACAAACATAAGTTATTACTCACTTTATAACACATATAGAAAAGTAAAGAAACACCTAAAAGACTTATTCAAATGAACAGAATAGAAGAACTTATAAAAAATCAGATACACCCAATTACAGGATGGGAGTATAGAAAAGAAAGAGACAAAGCAATAATGCTAAAACAACAACGTAGACGAGAAAAAAGAAAAAAATGAGATTAGGAGACTTAGTAGAAAAAATTACCACCTACACAGGAATTAAGTGGCTTACTAAAAAGATATTTGGAGAGGACTGTGGGTGTGAGGAGAGGAAAGATAAACTTAACAAAATAACAATCAGCAGAGATGGAAGAAGTTAAAATGACCAAACAAGACTACATAGACTGGACAAACTTTAGGAATAACAAAAAGAATACCCTAGCTCCTGAGGAGTTTGAAATGCTATGTCAATTACACGCAGTATATTTCAATCACAGGTACTACAAACCTTGTACTTGTAATCCTAAAGAGATTAATAGATGGATTACTCAAATGAATGAAATATACGAGAATGGATATAAATAAAGTACATAATTTAGAGAAGGCAGTAATACAGATATTAAACCTAGATGGTTGGGATTTAGATTGGTGTGGTGGTGGTTTTGAACATTATGACGCAGTAGGAGAAACTCCTAAGGGGCATCCCTGCGTAGTAGAAATGAAGTTCAGAAAAAAGTACTATGAGACCAAGATGCTAGAGAAACTCAAATATGACAAGCTAATGGATATGCCTGAGGATATGGTTAAGATTTACTTTGTCAATGATCCAAAGGCTAACTATATATTTTGGCTTAATGAGTTAAAGCTAGACCCAACTGAGCAACTATACTGTCCTGATACTACACTATGGACTAAGAGTAGAAGCAACAAAGAAGTCTACTTATTAAGAGAAGAACAGGCAACAATAATAAATTTAAACAAATGACAGAATTAAATTACCTAAAAGCAATACTATTATCTCAGTTACTTATTGAGACTATGGACTCACTAAAAGGCAGCAAGTTTTATAAAGAGTCAGTAAAGTATAATGTAAACAGAAGTATCAAAGAGTTAGAGCAGGTATTCAATACCAATTACAATAACATCTATGATAACAACCCTGAGATGACTACTAATGTTTTAAACAAGCTAGAGGACTTGGTAAGTAAAATATCTACCTCAACTATTGATGAGCTTGTTATGATAGATGCAGTCATTGATAAGTACCACGAGAACAAAGAGTGGTTTAAAGAACACGGAGAAGCAGAATTTTTAAAGATAGACTAATGGAAACAAAACAGATTTCATACGGCAGATGGAAACACGCATACGAAGCAGGTAAAAAAACTGAGGAACACTTTAAGGAGTTAATGATTTCTAGAGGTAATGAATGTATAAAGAGTAGTTATAATGATGATTTATACAAGCATATTGATTTTTATGTTAATGGCTTAGGGGTAGATGTAAAAGGTAAAAGAAGAACTAATGCTATATGGCTGGAGATTGTGAATGTAAAAGGTTATAAAGGATGGTTAAGAGGAGAAGCTGACTTTATTGTATTTGACATTTTAGACCTTAATGCCTACTGTGTTTACAAAAGAATAGAATTGCTTGACTTTGTTTCTAATATAACAGAGACTACAACTAACAGTAAGGACTATTTAAAAATATACGGCAGAGATGCGTGGGAACAAAAAGATAAGTTAATTAAGTGCAGATATGATGATATTAAACATCTAGAAGTACAAAAAATACAATACTAATGATTTACATATTATCCACATTGGTATCTATAATGACTATCCTAAAGACTGTAGAGACAAATAACAATCCAGACTCTATAGGAGATTGTGGAAGGTCATATGGCATACTACAGATACAGATAAGCGTTTTAAATGATGTTAATAGAGTTTATGGCACTAACTACTACCACGAGCAGATGTTCTCTGAGAAAGCCTCTGAGGAGGTATTTAAGCTATAT